CATACGATACCATGCTACTCAAGGACCCGAAGGAAATCCTAGAGCGGTTCCTTGGGTTTAAGACAGACATCTTGTTTGGTGCAGAGAAAAACTTCTGGCCTGACAGCCCCTTCCTGCAAACTAAGTTTGACGACAAGTTTGAGGGTGAGTTGTACAAGTACCTTAACAGTGGGTTGTACATTGGTTATGTCAAGCACGTAAAGTCGTTCCTTTCACGAGGGGCTTGGTTGAGCGACAAAGCAGTAAACGCAGACGATCAACAGTATTGTCAAGCTGAGTTTATGTCACTCAAAAATCGTGTCTCTCTTGACCACGAAGCCTACGTCTTCCAGAATGATGAACCTAGTGTAACCAAGGTTGGTGTAGAACTTCTAGGCCCTATCTGTGCGCCTTGCATCTATCACGGGAACGGTGATTTTCTAGCTAAGGTACGCTTCCAGCAACTTGCTAACCAGTTTGGTTATTACGAGCCAATCTCTGCGCCAGCAATTGCTAAACCTTCTTACGAGGAAGTGCCAAACGCTGATATCCTTATCGTACCCCTACTTACTCAGTCTGAGTGTCGAGATTTAATCGACCTATCCGAAGAGTTAGGCACTTGGGGCAGCATGAGTGGAGACAAGTTTCCTGCACAAGAGATTAGGCTAAAAGAGCTTGGCCTAAAAGATGTGTACGAACAGATGTGGGTAGATACTTTAGCACCTATCTGCGAAGAGTATTGGTCACCAGTACAGTATATGGGCCTACGTGACGCCTTCACGATGCGTTACTCGACTGACACTCAAAAGTCTCTTGGGTTACACACAGATGCCTCTCTAATCACAGGTAGTGTTAAACTCAATGATAACTATGAGGGTGCAACACTTCACTTCCCTAGACAAAAGTTTAGCAACTTAAAAGTCCCTGTTGGAAGCTGCATCTTATTCCCCGCACAAGTAACTCATGGCCATTATGTAGATGAGCTAAAGTCTGGGGTAAAGTATTCACTTACCATGTGGACATCCCGATACGAGGGCGACATAAACTAGGAGAAATAAATGTTTGGAACCAGCCCCTTTGCAGCCGCTACTTTTGCTGGGGCTGGTAGTGAAAATTATGTAATGGCAGCTGTCGCCATAACCTCTGGCGCAGCAATACTACCTGCCAATACTATGTATGAAGAGGAGACGTTAGGTGGTTTATTCGTAACTACTGACATCCCTATTGTTGACAGCAGTGCTTTTAACCAAGGCCAAACACTTTCCACTACAGACATAGACTTAAGTGTACCACAGCTTGATACATCTTTGTTCCACGAAGACGAAACCTTTTCCGCTGGGGAGTTACTCTCCTCCG